TTTGCCTTCTAGCTTTATCTTAGATTCCATATCAATAACGCAATCAAAGCACATCTGGTGGATTGAATACATCTTCTTATTGAGGTCATGGGATTTCATAGGTTTTGAACACTTTGGACAACACAGAGGTAGACTTAATAGCTTTTTTACAGAATCCAGCTTTGTCACCGTCTGTTTTATCCCACGTTTTATAGTCCAAGTCTTACCATCTTCTTCCCAAATATCGCCCTCTAAATGATCTTCGATTTTCTTTTCGTATCCAGACTGTATTTGTGTCTTATCTCCTGTCTTGCCCGTTAATAAATTCCTTAGGCGAGTGACGTCTTTCTTAGAGAATTCTTTTTTTAGATTTGATTCCTTTGCCATATTTCGTAACTTTATTTTTTGATTCGTATATAAGAGGTTGTATTTTTCCGTATTCGCGCATTATCACACCAGCTACATCATGAGCATCGTTCTCTATTGGGCTTCCAGTCTCTCCAGATTTTGGTCCCAGAGTTCCCATCTCATTTTGCTTATGATGTGTCATCTCATGGGACAAAGTACGGCAGCAATCGGCAAGATTTCTATTTTTTATGTAAACAACCAGAGATTTTGTCTCGCTAGTATATTCTCCGAATGTACGCTTATTTTTTACCCAAGAGTTATCAGATATGAATTTTATCTTTGGAAGAGTTTCGATTTCTAGAGTATCTTTTACAAAATTTATGAAGTCGGCAAGTATTTCAGCCCTTTTTTGTAGTTCCATATTTTATTTTTGAAAAGCTGAAGCCATTCCACGTACTATGAAAGAGCCTGTTATTTTATATAGTCCTTTATATATTTTTGGATTATCTATTACAATTCCCTCTTGTTGATCTGGAGAACCTATTTTGGAATCCATCGACTTAAGAAGAATGTCTCCCATTTCCATAGTTGCCATATATATTGCAAAAGAATCAATTGCTGTTTTATAATCAGCTGGATCTTTTACTAATTCTGATAATGGTTTTCCTTCTTTTACCCAAAGGAATACTTGTTTACTTAATGCATCTATAGTTTTTCCGTCTTTTAATTTTAATTTTTCTCCTTTTGTATTTTTTGCATCATTTAGAAGTTGATCTAATGATTTAGTTTCTTTCTTTTTTCCATCATAGTTTATAGTATACTTTTGAGATAATGCAGATGAGAAATTCGGAGTTTTTATAAGTTTGGCTTGTCTGTCTTCATTAAACATAAAACTAAATCCTTTTTTATGCGCTATAGGACTTAAGTTTTTCATCATATCGCTCAAAGCAGTTTTATCATATGGAATTTCTGAAGTTGATCTTTTTGTAGGAGAAACTTGTTCTATTTTTAGAAGTCCATGTATAGCTATAAAATTCTTTTCGTATTGTTGAACATTTGTTTTAGATCCACCACCCTCAACATATTCTATATTTAACATTATATTTGGATCTTTCCACATTCCTAATTTTTCAAGTTGTGGTTTTATTTTTGACATACCTTCATTGAATATATCTAATACTACACCGCCTACTTTTATCATCCCATGTCCTTCTCCAAATCTATCTGTCAGATCTGCTTTTGTAATACCTTTTACATCAAGCGGTTTATTTGATCCTCTATCCATTACAAATTGTTTCTTTCCATCAATATCAGCAAGTCTTATAGATGCATTAACTCCATCTATTTTAACGTTTACTGTATCTTTTTTTAGATAATCAACTGTTTGATCAAATACATTTAATAAATCTTTACCAGTTTTAACTTGTGGGAGATCAAATGGATGTGCCATATGTCCAGCAGCTCCACCTTCAGATATCAAATGTTTTATTGCCTGTTCTAATATTAAACGATTAATAAAATTTTGAGCTTCTTTAAGAGCCTTTGCATTAAATTTTTGTTTTAACATTGCGTCTATCTTTGGATCATACCAACCAAATACTGATGTAAAAAGTTTTTTTCTTATAGCTGGATCTTCAGTTGTTGAAAGAGCAGCTCTAACGTTAGTACCATTTAATCTTCCAAATCCAGGTATTTCATAAGTTTCACCTTCTTTTGGATCATGTGGAGATACTATTAAATATCCATGTCTATCAAAACCTTCAAGTTTATTTTCATTACCTTTATATGGTTTAAAATATCCAGGGGATCCATCCTTTTTTGGCGCCATTGAGAATCTTGGATCATCTTTCATATCCTTTTCTCCCACCATAAATACTATTGCAGTATCTTTTGGATTATATTTTTTAGTGATCTCTTCAGATTTATATGGATTTACTACTTGAACTAGATTTGCTCCATATCCAAATTTATCTATGATTGATTTTTTATCTTTAAAATTTAATGGACTTTTTGGAAGATCTACCTTATCTGTAGTTGCTATATAAGTATCTTTATTACCAAATTTAGATTCTAACCACTTAAAAGCATCTGCATGATGACGAGAAAATGGTTGAAAACGGCCGGGATATATTGCTATAATATTTTTTATCATGTTTATAAATATCTTACTCGTGATGTACTTTTGAGAAACCGTCTTTTCCTTTTGTAATTTCTATATGTGCATCTACAACATCTCTTATAGTATCTATGTGAGATATCATTACAATAAACTTAAATTGTGTTTTAAGATAGTCTAAAAGTATTGATATATTGCCCATATTGCTTTGATCAAGTGCTCCAAATCCTTCATCAATAGCCAGAAAATTTGGTCTTGGAAGTGAAGTTATATTGATTAATGATGATCTTATTGCTAATGTAGATACAAATTTTTCCATGCCAGAACTTAATTCTATTGGCCATTTTTTATCTTCATCATACTCAAGAAATGCATTTATATTTTTACCATCTGATTCTATGATAATTTTAAAATCAACAACTTGAGAAAGAACATTATTAATATCTTCTTGTATTCTTGGAATTACAGAGCTTATTATATCATATGGTAATCCATCTCTTCCAACTGCAGATAAATAGTACTCATAATATTTAAACTTCTCTTCAATTATTTTTAGATTTTCAATATTCTGTTTTGCATTTTCTATCTCCATTTGTGTTATCTGGATATTAGTATTACAATTCATTAGATCATCTGAAATATCTTTTAATTTTGTTTTTAAAGAATCGATTATAGTCTGAATCTCTTTGAGTTGTTCTGTTATTTCTTGATTTAGTTTTATAGAGGCCTCTTTTTTCTTATATTGTTTTACGCTATCTTCTATATCCTTTATCAATATATCTTTCTGATGTAGCTCTAGGGTTAGCTTATTAATATTTGATTCTATCTTTAGCTTATCATTTATTTTTTTATCTAAAGTTTGTTGTAAAGTTTCTTGAGAAGTTATAAATTTTCTAAGAATCTCTATATTCTCTCTTATAGATTTTAGATTATTTACTACACCTTTTGCGTTTTCTTTATCATGCTCTATAGAATCTCTTGTTGATATTGCATCTTTTACAAAAATATTATCCATGCAAAATTTACAACTCTCATCATATTTTAAATTCTCAAGATTTTTCATCTTTTCAAGCTTATTTGTAAGATCTGCTTTTAACTTCTCTACTTGGATTGAAAGATCTTTTTCTGTATTTATAAGACTTTGTAGCTCAATTTTACTATCATTAAGTATCTTTTTATCTATTTTTTGAGCTTCATTTTCAAATGGAATGAGCTCTATTTTTAAATCTTTTACGTTTTTTTCTAAAGTTTCTATATTTGATTTTATATCTGATTTTGATTTTTCCAGAAATTCTTTTTTAGATTCCATACCATCTATATCTAGTATTTTTGAATCTATCTGAACTATCTTAGAATTGAGTTTTATATACTTTGCACTCTCCTTTTCTATAGATTTTTCAATATCTTTTTTATCTTTTTCTAATTGACGATATTCATTTGAATACGATTTGATATAATCTTCAAATTCTTTTAGTTTTGTAAAATGGTCTGTCTTTTTATATTCTTTTATTAGTACTGAGAATTCTCTTATATCCTCATTTGCAGAAGAATATAAATCCTCAAATACTTTGATATCAAGAAACTGGGAAAGCAAATCTTTTCTTTCAGTTTGACTCATATCAATAAAGCCAGTATTATTATTTTGCATTGACATACTTGTCAACACAAAATCTTCATATGATCCTATTATCTCTCTTATCTTTGCATTTGTTCCATATCTATCTTCACCATTTAATGATATCTTTGGACCATCTATTTCTGTATAATAAAAATTAACATCCTGCTTTACATTTTCTGATTTTGGTCTATATGATGCTTTTCTTTCTATAGTATAAATTTTTCCATCAAGCTCAAAGTCTAATTTGCAATGAAATTCTCGTGATTTATTATTCATCACCAATCCAGCTTTTGATGTCTTTGAGCACTTATCAAATAGACAATATACTAATGCCTCTATGCTTGAACTTTTTCCAGAAGCATTTTGAGCAAATATTCCATATACCCCATCCATTCCAGAAAAATCTATGACGTTGCCTTTGCCATAACTAAACATATTTGAAAACTCCAATCTTTTTGGATTCCACTGTATGTTTCTTGTTACTTCGCATTTTGGTATTTTATCATTAATACTTTTATTAAGCTCACAAATCTTTACTATTTCTTGATCTGTAAGACTAAATTTATTTTTAAGATACTGAGATAAAAGCATGTTTTGATAACTCACATCTCTAACATTAATTGCATTTGTGCTTTGATGTGAAGATACTGCTGAGAAATCATTCACTGTCTGATGTGATAGTTCTATAATATTTCTATCTTTTCTTATTTCTGCAGCTATTTCTTTTATAATAGTTGGAGGTGTATTCTTTGATCTAAGCCTCAAATATAAATTTTTTGGCAAATATTCTGGTAGATCTATGTGTATTCCATTCTCTATATATAATGTATAAAAAGCTGTATCATTTTCTATTTGAACATACTCTGCACTTTTTGATTTTAAGTCCCAAACCATTATACCGCGGTCTAATGCTTCTCCATGGTTTTGTTGTATTAAGCTACCTGGATATGCTATTGTCTTAGCTTCATTCAGAAATTGAGTTTTATGGATATCTCCTAAAAGTACAAGATCATATCCATCAAAATCAGCAATATTAATTGAATTACCACTTAATGAAAAATTTGTTTCAGTAAGTGAATTATTAACAGGCCCATGATACATACAAATTTTAAAGTCTGATTTCACTTTAGAAGCTTTAATATATTTTTTTGCATCATCAAATACAGACCAATGTATAAAATCTATATTTGCCATTTTAAAAACCCCAGTATCTTTTATGTAAGTTATATTTTTATCTCCCATTGCATTTATAATAGGAGTTAAACTATCCATTCTATGATTATTATTTAGATTGGCGTCATGATTACCTGGAATTACAATTGTTGGAAGTAATGAAGACATTAGCTTTAAAAAATTCTGAGTCTCTTGTACAAGTTCTGGAGTGATATCTGTCTTTGAATGTACTATATCTCCGGTAACGCAAATAATACTTTCTTCGGTTTTTGTTGATCTAATATATTCAGCTAAAGACTCAAATACTCTTTTATATTCATCATGTCTTTTAAAATTACGAATATGGATATCAGAAACATGATAAATCTTCTTGATCTCCTTTATACTTGATTCTATTTTTATTGGTTTTAACATAGTGAAATTTGCATTTTTAACATTAATAGACTTGAAGTAGTCATTGGTTGAGCATTTTGTAAATACTGTATCATTCCCTCAAACCCAATTTCAGATGGATCTTTACCATTTAATTGTATAAGATAAACTTCTTTTCCTAAATCTATAAGTTTTTGAGCATGATCTATTGATTCCATTATTGCATCTTCATCAAGTGCTAGATATATTGTTTTAACTTGTGGCTGTAAAAGTTTTATCATTAATGCTTTTGGTATAGTTTTTCCAAATAGCGGTATTGCATTTCTTTTTATTGCAATTGCATCAAATACACCTTCACAAAGTATTACTGGAACATTCCAATTGATATAATACTCAAATCCTATCATTTCAGATTTATTGCAAGATGGAGCGTCTATTTTCTGTTTTGGATCAATTTCATAAGATCTTGCTATAAAATAATTAAGTCTACCATTTGAATCATAAGAGGGCACAATAACTTTATTTCTATATCGTCCAATCTTACAATAACCCATATTATATTTTTGAATATCAAAATTAGAAACCATTCTTTTTTTCAAATATGCTAAAGCCTGTCTTTTTTCTAAACTTCTATCTGAAAGATCATTTAGACTAATAAACTCTTTTGGTATAATTATTGTCTTTATTTCTTTTTCGACTTTAATCTTTGTAGTATCATTAATAAAATAACCTTTCATCTCAAGTATAGCTTCAGATGGAGCAGCTATTTTTTTAAGTAAAGAAACAGGTGTTTTTCCAGTAGTCTTTGGATGACATGTAAAGCAATTATAAGCGCCAGAAATTATATTTACCATAAGCTTTTGATTCTTATGTTTACATATAGGACAATAGAATGCATAATCACCCTTAGCAAGTTTTTTACCGCCACCTAAATAAATTTCTAGTAGACTTTTAACTAAATTAGAATTATCCATATTAAAAGAATATAAGTAAAATAATCTTCAGAAAAAAATTTAAAAAAAAAGTGATAAAAAGTTTTTTTATTTCGGAATTTTGATTATATTAGTTCTGGGGGAAGGGGGAAAACTACTAGAATATTAGATAGTATATAAGTATAATAAAGAAATAAAGAATGATTATTAATATAGAGGATTATAAGGAGATAGAGGATTATAAGGAGATAGAGGATTATAAGGAGAGAACTTCTCTTTCTGACTTAGAATTAGATATTTTATATTTTTATCTGGATATGGAATATGAAAATATGGAAGATAAAGAAAGAGCTCTATGGGCTGATATCCTTGATAAAATTGACCCAGATGATGAAATATAAAATTGTATTAGCTACACTTACTGGATGTACATCTTGCCAGGAACTTAAAGAAATTTTGACTAAAAATGCTATAAAATTTGTAGATGTACCGTGTGATAAAGATCCAGGAATGTGTGATCAGCTTGAAAAAATAACCGGATGTAGTCGTTATCCAATGGCTATAATAAAAGATCTTACTCAGAACTTAGACTATGTTTATTTCAAAAATTTTAATTATAATGAATTAGGAAATGAAAATATTATTGATCAAAAAGTAAGAACAGTGGCATTTTTTACTCCTCATGAAATTATAAAAAAAATAAATAGTATATGATGAAACAACTTACAGAACAACAACTTATTGAAAATGTTGCAAAGTTTTATGACCTTATTAAAAAATATCTTCCAGATAACGCAAGAACAAAAAAGCTAATTAAATTCTATGAAGGAATTGAAATAACATTACTTACATCTCCAGCATCAACTAAAATAGATCACCATAATTGTTTTGTTGGTGGATATGTAGATCATGTTATTAGAGTTACTGAAGCAGCTCTTGTATTGGATAAAGTTTGGGATAAATTTGGACAGAATAAAACTCATACTACTGAGGAATTAGTATTTTCAGCAATCAACCATGATCTTGGAAAACTTGGCACCAATGAACATCCATTTTATATTCCTCAAACTTCAGAATGGCATCAAAAAAACCAAGGTAAATATTTCATGTATAATCCAGCTACCACTCATATGAGAATTGCTGATAGAAGTCTTTTTTATCTTCAACAAGCTGGAATACTAGTAACTGAAAATGAATATATTGCTATCAAAATACACGATTCTTTATATGAACCCGGAAATGAATCTTATCTTATGACACATACTCAAGAATCAAAAGTAAAAGGAAATTTACCGCATATTATACATCAAGCTGATTTTATGGCGTCTAATATAGAAAATCAAATAAATAAAGCATAATATGATAGCAGTAATTTCAATAGCAATTTGGCCTATTACAGTAATCGGATACATAATCTGGAATCTATATAATAAAAATGTTAAGTTAGAAAAAATGCTAACCCAGCAAGATTTATTCATTAGAAATGTACTATCATTAGCAGATAGTATAGACAAAACAGCTGCAAAAATAGATGCAACTATGTGGGTATCAGCTGATCCAGAACTTAAATTAATGTTTGATGATATAAAGTCTATGCAAGAGAATATTAAACAATTCACGGGTAAACTATAACTATGGGAGAAGAGGTATTATTGACAAAGAAAGGCAAGCCTAGGAAAAGAAAACCAAAATCAAAAATAGATTATTTTACAGCACAAACCCAAGATGCAATTCTCAGATATAGAGAAAGTACTAGTCAAGATGAAAGAAATCGCATTTATAGTAATGAGATACATAATGCTTTTTATAAACTAGTTGAAAATATAATACACACATTTAAATTTTATCATACAGAAGTAGATAATCTAGAAGATCTTAAATATGAAGTAATATCTTTTTTACTTCAAAAATTACATCTATATGATACATCAAAAGGAAAAGCATATTCATATTTTGGTACTATAACTAAAAGATATCTAATTGCATATTGTCAAAGAAACTATAGTAAGTTAGTAGAAAAAAAACCTATAGATAATGTTGATAATGATGAAAGAACTATAGATAGTTTAATAATGACACCTGAAAAAGGAGAAATTAATAGACTTGAAGTAATAGATGAATTAATACAGTACATGGAAATCAACATATTTAATATGTTTGAAAAAGAGGATGATATAAAAGCTGCTGATGCTATAGTTGAAATTCTAAAAAGATCAGATAGTATAGATATATCAAATAAAAAAGTACTCTATGTCTATGTTAAGGAAATTGCAAATGTGAAATCAACTTCTATAACTCATGTGATTAATGAAATAAAAGTAATTTACAAAGGAATACTTAACAGAAGAATAGAAAACGACGATTACTAATATTTATATAGAAAAGAACTATGGCTCTAGATTTAAGTCAGACTGTGTTTGAGGGTAAAAAACTTGAAGATCTAGTCAAAGAAGTATACGATAATCATAAAGATCAAGATCAAAAATTAAAAACGGAAATTACTAGACTTGCTGGGATGATATCAAATCCTGGAGATGCGGTGGTAATTATTCCTATGCTAAAAGGTCTTATGGATTCTAGTTTAAAAAATGATGAGACTATTCTTAAATTAGTTAATGTATTCCAGAAAGCAGCAGAAAGCGCTAAGAAAGATGATTCAGACGATCTTGGTATATTAACAGAAAAAGACGTAGAACAATTGTTTCAGGAAATTAGCATAGTAAAAGCACCAAAAGAAAAAGAAAGTGTCAAATAGTTTAGGACAATCGCAAGGATCTGGGTATTTAGGCGGTGGAGGTTCTTCTTTTTATATAGGAAGAGTTACTCAAATCGTATTAAACCCATATGTAGACAATACAAAGACTCCAAATTACGATTATAAAACACCAGCTGATATTGGAAAAATAAGATTTGATAGAATTTATTCATCGGTAACTGGAACTAAAAATAGTAATGAGAATGATTTTGCATATCCAATATTTAGTTTTGTTAAGCAATATCCATTAGTAGGTGAAATAGT